ACTCAAAAGGCAAATTGACAAAGGCAAATCGCTAAACGAGGTTTCTGTATCTTTAGGTAAAAGCAAATCGACAATTCTAAAATTGGCAAATGAGAATGGCTTGAAGTTTGATAATAAGAGCCATTGGACAAATTTATAAAAGGCAAATTTAATATGCGAATCACAGTACAAGACAACTTAAAACATATTAGAAAGCAATTAGACAAAGATTTGAACAAGAAAGACTTTAATAAAATTATGGCTAGAGCCATGAATTACACAGGAGAAAGAGTTGTTAATGCTGAGAGATCGCACCTACACGACAAGTTAGATAAACCTAGACCACAAACAGTTAAGAGTGTTGTTATATCTCAATTTGCTAAACCTAAAAGCAATAAGTTAGCTATGACTGTTAGAGTCAAAGATTGGGCGGCCAAATATTTACACTACATTTATTCAGGAGAGAGTGAGCCTGCAAGGAGACAAGGTTATCCATCTCCAACAAAAGATGTAAAAGGAAAAGAAGGCAAATTTGGTAATATTATGAAACTATCTTCTAAAGGCGGTTTATTATCTAGGGTTGATAAAACAGCCGAGTCACAAAGAAAAGGCTCGCGTTTTCAAGGAGTGCCAAAGGGCAAAGGCTCTAAAACTTATGGTATTTGGGAAAGACAAGGTAGGAAGGGTAGAGAAGGCCTTAAACTACTTGTTGCCTTTACACCATTTATTAAACATAGAAAGTTTATTGATTTCTTTAGAGTTGGAGAAAAGGTTATAAAGAGTACCTTACATAGAGAGATCAACAAACAATTTGCAAGACATTTAAAAAGAAAGTAAAGGCAAATTTACCATTAAGGCAAATTCACCTTTACTGCAAATTTAGTCTAAGTAGAAACTAATAGTTGCACACTCATCAATCAAAGCATATTTCTGTATATGTTTAGTATTTTTATGGTCAATAATAGAATATCCGTCTTTACATTTCTTTAACTTACCATTCTTATGCTTCTCATACGCAAATTCAGTTTCATTGTAATCTAAGCATAAAGGCTCTTGCATTTTATCTTTTTCAAGAACAATGCCTTTATCTTTTTTTAGATAGTCAAATATTGCTTGTTCTATTTCCCAACTGTTTAATTTAATTTCCATTCTTACTCTCCTTATCTTTTATTATTTTGCAAACCCCATGTAGGCAAATCGCCATAAAAGAGATTATTATTATTACTCCTATTGTGTTACTCATCACTCCACTCCTCAAACTGCAAATTGTATTTAGCACAAAATCCCTCAAAGGCTAAATAGTCTTTTTGTGTATAACTATAATCATCACCCACCCAACAAATAAATTTCATTTGGTCTAAGTAGATGCAAATTCTCTTTTTATAATCATAAGTTGTTACCTCAACATACTCTTTACCAGTACATGAGACATTGCCACCAGTAAGGCAAATCATGTCACTTATAAACCAAGCGTTGAACTCGCCCGCATGATCGCCCATGTATTTATCATCAAATCCCTTTTCATATAATTGTTTATTCATTGTCTTGCTCCTTTAAAGTTATTTCGCCATCTATATATGCTTTTAGCATTTCACTATCTTCTGATAAATAGATCGTTTTTTTGGTGTCATCATTGCCACAATGCGGACATGTAGCAATAAACTTTTCATTTTGTCCATAATGGTTTTCACATATAAGGCATTCTATTATTTGTTTATAATTCATTAGTCTTGCACCTCCTCTAAATGTTTTATCAGTCTATTTAATCCATCCTTAATGCCTGCATGTTCTGATCGAGTATAACTATCATTTACCCATTCATCATCTGCAATAATATCTTCTGCAATGTTTTTGATTCTATCTATTGTTATCATTTCTCTTGCTCCTTGTTTGTAAATAATCTTATCCAATTACTGCCATCTGTTTCTCTATATCCATTATCTGTTATGTAAGTAGGATATATCGCACAATACATAGTTCCTTTTCTATAGTTTCCTGTGTCAGCTCCTGTTTCGTCATGGCATTCAACATCAAAAAACTTTCCATCTACTTCTATTTCAACCCAATCTGATTCACACCCTTGCTTGTCTTTGCAAAATTTGGTAAATATTTCAGAAGCCATGCCTTTGGCTGTTTCAAGTTCTTGTTCTGTTATCCAATCGTTCATTCTTGCACCTCCTGTAGTTCGTCCCAATAAAATAAAACATTTATACCTTGATAACTTTTAATAATGCCTTGCGTTTCTATTCCTACTTTTTCTTGATCGGATAAAGTGCTAATAATTACCCAATTAGAATGTCCTAGCTCCTCTCTGCAATCATCATCAATAATTTCTGTAATATCTCTACTCATTCTTGCACCTCCTGTATTACCTGCATTAAATCTTCTAAGTAATGGTTTATTTGAATATCTTTAGTTCTTAGACCGCCTACTATTGACTGCTCTCTTAAATAGTTCTCTATCCATTCAACAGTTATCTTTTTATTGTCTAAGTCTTTCTCAATGTCAAAAGTTATCGTGTTATAAATATTACTCATCATATTCCTCCTCTAACTCATTTAAAAACTCATCTACTCTTTTAGCCACCCAGTTAGGGATATCAGATAGAGCTTCTTCTGTATCATCATCCCAAACGATACCAATATGCCATGCTTTAATTTTCATCTTGCACCTCCTCTAAATGTCCGACAATTTCTCCATACTTATTAAAAATATAATCATTCATTTCACAATGTTCTATTTGGTCTTTTAAATCCCATTCTCCAAAATAATCATATTTAATAATTGTATTGCCTTGTTTATCTTCATCTTCATATTCAAAAGGCGTGTCCCACATTTTATTTATAAAGTTATCTTTTGCCTTGTCGTTAAGTTCTGCATACTCGTATGCTTTGATTTTTATTAGTCTACTCATGTTATTTAACTCCTTACTTTTATTTAACATACACCTATTGTATATAAATATATATTAGTATGCAATACCTAAATGCAAATTCTTTTTTAAGGCAAATTTAGCATTAAGGCAAATACTGTTTTGATGCAAATTTATAATCAAGGCAAATTTCATAAAGGCAAATTTCATAAAGGCAAATTTAGTTTCAAGGCAAATTTAGTTTCAAGGCAAATTTAGTTTCAAGGCAAATTTCATAAAGGCAAATTTATAATCAAGGCAAATTTAGTTTTGATCAAAAAATGATGCTGTATAAAAACACAGTTGTGGATAAATTGTTAATAAATTGTGGATAACTTTGTGGATAACTTTTCATAAAAAAACACCAAACAACACCACCACAACAAACAAAAACACCATTAAAAGCATTGTAAGGCTTTGTATTGATCTATTATTATATATAAGTAGTAATGCATTAAATGATTATTACAAGGGCTTAGAATGGCTTAGAATGGTTTAAATCCTGGGGTTTATATTATTAAAGGCATAAAAAAACCCCGTATAAAACGGGGTGAAAAATTATTTTTTCTAGGGGGTTAAAAGGTGGCTTTATGGGGATAATCAAACCCAACCCAATCATCATTATTAAATATTTTGTATTCTTCGCATAAGTCCATAATATCTATTAATTCTTTTTCAAATCTTTGCCTTGCTTCTTTTATTGTATATTCTCCATACGTGCATTTGTGCCTGCCTATCTCCTCGCCATTCTTGCGGTTGTCAATGTAACCATATATTGTAAAAGTTCCGTTTAAATGCTTCTCAACACCTCCGCTTAAATATGCTTCTAAATTTTTTGTTTTCATTATTTACCCCTTATTATTTTTGGTTTGTGGCCTTGTTGCTCTAGTCTCTTAAATTTACTTTTAATATCCTTTAATGACTTGCTAACCATTACAAGGAAATTATTTTTGTTTCTATCTTTAGCTATTATTTTATATTTCATGTTAAACCACCTTTAAAATCATATTATCTTGATATGGCATATCATCAACAAACCACTCATAATTCTTTTGACAAATATTAAAGGGCGTGTATTCATTCATTCTTGCTTTAGTGGTTACTGAGTACCAGCCCCCAGTGTTAAGGATTATTTTATCCTTATAATGAATAACAACTTCTGTATTATGTAGCCTTACACCTAGCCCACCATCATCTCTTATTACAAGATATGTGTTGTTACCTAGTTTTCTTTTTGTTGTCTTTGCTATTTCTTTTAGTTCTTTATATGTGTTCATAGTTTTACCCCTTTTAAAATGCTTGTATGATAAATGAATTATCATCAGTCATTATTACTTGTGTTTGTTGCTCTATATCTTCTATAGACTCGTAGTCGTTCCCGTAGTCTCCCTGAAACTCTTTAAGGTCTTCGTACTCCCTGTATTCGCAACATAGTGCTATTACATCAAGTTCTGTTTGTTCGTTTGAACACTCTTCATAGTCTTCTATATAATCATATAGAGCGTTTAAACCTTCATATGTGAAATTATCACCCCTGCCCGCTCTATGAAATGCTGTAGAAAATTCGCTTTTAGTTATTGTTTGTATCATGTTTACATCCTTACTTTAAAACCTCGCTTAATTGCTAGGCTTTCACCCAAAAAGCCCACATAAGCGGGCTTGATGGGTTGGGGGTTGGTTTTACATTGTGCGCTGTAACCTATCGCAAATAGTGTTAAGCATTTCTAGCTCTTGTTTATTCTCTATTTGTGCAATTGGATCAAAGTTTGTATTTTGTTGAAATCTCATTGCTTCAAGATCTAACATATCTAATAGGTATGCTTTTTCTGATTTGGTTAATGTTATTGTTTCCATGTTTATCTTCTCCTTAAATGCTAGGCTTCATTGCCCTGTGGGGACATTATACTAATACATTAATATATATATCAAGCATTAATTAAATAAATATTTAATCCTTTTTTAATAACTTCATAAGCCTATTAATAACAAGCATTAATTAATTAAATAAATATTTAATTCTTTTCTTATACCTTTATAAGTTATATGAATAGTACACATTCATTAGTTTATCTTTATTTTCTCCAATCTTTAACAATATTTTTCTTATGCACTGGCAAATTCTTTTTATATTGTTATTTATCTAATCCAATTTTAATAACTTGAATCTGTTACATATCCTCTAAACCCTTATATTTAAAGGCTTTGCGGATGGTTGCATGGTATTATTTTGCTGTATATTTATACAGTTGTTGATAAGTTGTGCATGACCTGTGGACAACTAGGTTCTTTCAGGCGTACTCATACGCAGGTTGCAGCACCCCATTCTTTTTGTAGAGACAGCCCCATACCATTCACTGTATTTATAATATAAACATAGTCTTTGAAATTGTGCTTTGAATCATATATATTTAACATATTGAGTATTAGTTCACCAAAAAACATTATGGAACATTGGCTACAAGAAAAGACCTAGCGGAACATTTAGATTTGTCACCACAGAGTGTAAGCGACCTTATTGGAAGAGGTGTGTTCACCATTGGTGCTGGAAGATCACCAGTAAATATAGATTCTTGTAGGGTTCAGTATATAAACTTTTTAAGAAAAGCCGCTAGGTATACTAAAAAAGATGGCTCGGGTGATATAACTGAAGAGAAAACAAAACTAACTGCTGCTCAAGCTAGAAAAGCTGAGTTAGAGGTTGAAGAGATGGAAGCTAAACTAATACCAGCAGAATTGGTTGAAGAGACTTGGGTTGATTATGTTGCTAATGCTAGGGCTAAACTTCTAGGACTACCATCAAGAATCGCACATCAGGTTATAACTGTTGATAAATATGCTGAAGCTGAACTTATAATAAAAGAACAAGTGCATGAAGCACTAAACGAACTGGCTCAAGATGGAATACCTCAAAAATATAGAAAAGGTGATACAGGAGACAAACCAAACATGGACTCCACCACCGAATCTAAAGATTAGCGACTGGGCAGATGCCTATAGAAAACTATCTCCTGAATCTTCGGCAGAAGCTGGAGCATGGAGAACTGACAGAGCACCATATCAAAGAGAGATCATGGATGCTTTTAATGACCCTGACATCCAAAGAATAGCTTTTATCAAAAGTGCTCAAGTTGGAGCAACTGAGATATTACTAAATGTTATAGGTTACTACATAGACCAAGACCCAGCTCCCATGTTAATCATGCAACCAACACTACAAATGGCTCAAGCATTTTCTAAAGATAGACTTGCTACTATGATTCGTGATTCTGAAAAGATAAGAGATTGTGTTAAAGACCCAAGAAGTAGAGATAGTGGTAATACAGTTTTATCCAAGAAGTTTGCAGGTGGCAACCTAAACATAGTCGGCTCTAACTCAGCATCAGGATTAGCATCAAGGCCAATTAGAATTGTGCTTGCTGATGAGGTTGATAGGTATGAATCTTCTGCTGGAGCAGAGGGAGACCCAATATCACTAGCAACCAAAAGAACAACCACTTTTTGGAATAAGAAGATATATATGTGTTCTACACCAACCATAAAAGGGTTATCAAGAATAGAAACTGCTTTTGAAGAATCGGATAAACGCTACTATCATGTGCCCTGTCCTGAATGTAATGAAAAACAGGTTTTGAAGTGGAAAAACGTGGTTTGGGAAGAGAATCAACCTGAAACAGCAACATACGCCTGTGAGCATTGTGGCTCTGTTATTGATGAGTCTAAAAAACAAT